GACTTACCTGCAGGAGAAGTTAACATGGATCAAATAATGGGGTTAATGAATAGTAAATAATGGCTATAAAGCAAACCAACATATTCCCTTTAGATAAACAACCTAGGAAGGCTGTTGGGGTTGCTTACCCTTTCTCAGCATTTGCTGTATCAGGTTCATCTACTCCTTTTAAAGTTAATTATACTACAAAAGACCAAATAAATTCTAACTTAGCAGTATTTTTTTATACTAGCCCTGGAGAAAGACCTTTAAACCCAGACTATGGTGGGGGTTTAAAAAATATTTTATTTGATCAATTAACAGACAACACCTACGAAACTGTTAAGCAGATTGTAAAAGCTTCTTTATTTACACACTTTCCTGAGGTTGATTTGAAGAAACTAGAAGTATTTGGAGACCCCGATGGGTTAACATTAAAAGTTATTATGTCTTACGCGGTTTTTAATGAAAATGATACTCTTGAACTAAATTTTAGTGCTTAATGGCTAACACAAATAAAGATATAAAATATATAAACAGAGATTTTGATACTCTTAGAAGGGGGTTAATAGAATTTTCTAAAACCTATTTTCCCAACACTTATAATGATTTTAGTGCTAATTCTCCAGGATCAATGTTTATTGAAATGGCTTCTTATGTAGGAGATGTACTGTCCTTTTATATTGATAACCAAGTTCAAGAAACATTTTTACAATACGCCCGTCAAGAACCTAACTTGTATGATTTAGCATATATGATGGGTTATAAACCTAAAGCAACAGGTGTAGCCACAGTAGATGTTGATTTTTATCAACAAATCCCTGCTAGACTAACAAATGGTACCTACCAACCAGATTGGAGGTATGCTCTTAAAATAAAAGAAAATGCTGTAGTTTCTTCTACTTTAGGGAATAGTACTAAATTTTTAGTACAAGATTCTATTGATTTTACGGTGTCATCTTCAATGGATCCCACAGAAATTACTGTGTATACGGTTGATGGTGCAAACGCTGAAAGGTTTTTGTTAAAAAAATCTAGAAAAGCTATATCCGCTACTATTAATACTACAACTTTCTCTTTCACAGGAGATGCTCAAAGATTTTCCACAGTAACTATTAACGGAGCCAATATCGTAGGAGTATTAGACATTACAGATAGTGATGGTAATAAGTGGACTGAAGTACCCTATTTAGCTCAAGAAACAGTATTTGAAACGTTAAAAAATGTTCAAAATGAAGGAGATAAATTTGGGCCTAATCCAAATCTATCACTTGATAATAGTGAAGTACCATATTTACTCAAATTGAAAAAAGTACCTAGAAGGTATGTTACTCGCTTTAAATCTAAAACCCAACTAGATATACAATTTGGAGCAGGAACCCAAAATGATTCGGATGCTGTGTTTGTGCCTAATCCTACAAATGTAGGTATAGGATTGCCCTATGGTAAAGACAAGTTACAAACAGCTTTTAATCCTACTAATTTTTTATATACTAAAACTTACGGTATAGCCCCAAAAAATACTACACTAACTGTTAGATATTTAGTAGGAGGGGGAGTATCTTCTAATGTAGAATCTAATGTATTAAACAGTGTAACGGGAGATATACAATTTCAACAAGCAGATTTAGATAATACTAATAACCTAGCACAAGACATATTTAACTCATTCTTTGCAACCAACCCTGGAGGGGCAAGTGGGGGTGATGATGGAGATAACATTGAAGAACTAAGAAATAATTCATTAGGTACTTTTGGGGGGCAACTACGAACAGTAACTCAAGAAGATTATTTAATAAGAGCACTAAGCTTACCCCCAGAATATGGTACTATTGCTAAAGCTTATATAGAACCTACAAAGCTTAGTTCTTTATCTCCTGGGGAGAGTATAAAAACTTTAAATTTATATATAGCAGCTTATAATGGGGAAGGCCAGTTAACAACTGCTACTGATGCTTTAAAACAAAATCTTACTACTTATTTGTCTCAGTATAGAAGTGCTAACGATTCTATAAAATTATCAGATGCTTATATTGTTAATATAGGGGTTGATTTTGATATTATTACATACCCTAATTATAATAGTAATGAGGTAATTTCAAAATGTATAACACAACTAAAATCCTATTTTAATATAAAAAATATACAAATAAACCAACCTATCCTTCTTAAAGAATTATTTATTTTATTAGATCAGGTAGAAGGAGTACAAACAGTTGGTAATATTAATATATCAAACAAAACAGGGGGCAATTATTCCCAATATGGATATGACATACCAGGAGCTACATTAAATAATGT